AGATAAGAATAAGAAGTTTTTCTTCGAAGGAACATATAAATCTTATAACTTTGAAAATATTTCTGACTGCTATTATTTCAGTATAGGTAAACCAACCAAAAATAAAATATTATCTAAATTTAAGAATTATCAAGAGTTAGAAGAATACTCAGAAAAAACAGTTGATTTAGAACTTCTTTCACTTATTAGAATGGTAAAGAAATATGGTTCAAGAATTATTGATATTGTAAATGGAATTAAAAATAATGCAGTAACTAAAAAAGAAAATGCAGACATTATATTTTCCACCATTCACCGCAGCAAAGGCCAAACTTATTCAATACCTGTATATATTAGTGATGATCATTTTGATATTGAAAGTGAATATTATAATAAGTTTATTGAAGTTGATCCAGATAAAAAGAAGGTAAATAACAATCTATTTGAGGAGATGGCGATTGTATATGTCGGGATTTCAAGAGCGAGTAACAAGATTGAATTAAGTGACAGTATCAAGAGATATTTGCTAATGAGATATAATCATATTGGTCATGATTTACATAATGTAATAAATAATAAAGGAGAAAATACAGATGAAATTAATGTCGATAGATGATGCAATTAAAAAATGGGAATCTAAGAAAAGACATATGGGTTGTAATTCTGCTGTTGATTGGTTTTGTAAAAGAGTTAAAGGATTTTATCCAGAACATTTAATTAGATATACTGTAAGATGGTTGGTTGTTTGGTCATACTGTTGCTACAAATGGAAGGGTAAGAATTGATTCATCTCCATATGCTGATAGACCTAGAGAGGATCGAATTAATAAATAAATATTCTTGACTTTATGTTTGATAAATGCTATACTATATACAAGAGGTAGGGGCGGTATATTTTACAATACAAACAAATTCAACTCAAATATACCTACTCTACCTCAAAATCCAACAATAAAAATAAATCAAAGGAGGTGAAATAATGACAAACCAAATACCAAAACAAATATCTACATATGAGAACTGTCCAAATAAATCAAGATGTAATTGCTTTAATGAAAATCCAAGATATATTTGTGGTTATGCAGATGTGTGTAATTTAATTGTTTATTATGAGAAACAAATTATTGCTATATCTGATAAATATGAGGAAGATGTATTTTATGTGCAGAAGAAATTAGAGATTGTTGATTCGATATATGGGATTAAGATTGTTGATTAATTTTATTGTTTTTCAAATATAAAAATAAATAATTGTTTGCAATCCACAAAGTAATATGGTATAATAATTACAGGAGAGGAGGTGAAAAGTAATTTTAGACTACATCGGTACTTATACAGTTTTTCATACTTTGAACACAGACGGATCTACAAGCAAGAATAAAGAAGATAATTATCTAAAGTGTCGCTATAATGGTCAGGTTTATAAATATTCAGATTCAACTCTAGCACTCTATCTACCATCTGGAGCAAGTTCAGTAAATACATTAATGCCAAAGTTTGAAGCAGAAAATATAAAAGTATGGACTTACATAAGTGGTGAAGTATGTGAAGAAGCAGTATTAATATTCAATACTGAAGACATTCATAGAATACATAAAATAATCAAGATAATGACAATGGGTAGCAATCAGCAATTAAAGGACTTAAAACTGAAACAAAAACAAGATAAATTAAAAGCAAAGTTAAAAGAAGAATCTAATAAAGATAAAAATAAATAAATAATTATAATTATAGACAATTTAAGCAGTAGGTTTTAGTATTTGACACAATCTTACCCATACATCTTTACAATTGATTCTAGCTTAATTTTTATTAAATATATAATAATTACAAATAACTTGTATCGCTACTCCCACAATGGTTGCAGAGGTTTATTTTAATTATTATGAAAAGTCAATAATCAGTATATCAAGGTAAAGATATTTAAACAAATTAGAAAATAAATTAACAATAGAAAGAAGGAAAATAAAAATGCAAAAACATTATTTTAATGGTCAACTAATATTATCTTCAGAATCAGATAGAATGAATTATTGTGTAATCGATAAAGTAGACCAATCACAAACATCCATAACTGACATATTAGATAATATATTTAACTCATCTAATTTTGATAATAAACTAGTAAGAGTCTTAGGCAAAATTTACAATAGTTCTGAAACTTTTAATGGAATGGGAAATTTACTTATGTGTAGAGATAAATCTCATGCAGAGGGGTATTGTATAGGATCATTACAATTGGATTTAGAACTATTTAAGCATACTGACAAATTTATAGAGATTATTTTAGAAGACTATACTGATTTTGTATTTTCGGAGGTAATGGTTAAAAATGAAGATGCAAAAAGTATTATCTCATAAGGAGGTAGAAGATGATTTAGATCAATACATAAGCGAGAATTGCCATTGCTGTAAAGAAGAACTAATTAGAGTAGAAGATATCTTTGTAGGAATAGAAGATAATCATTACTATTGTGAAGATTGTGCAAAATATAATAATATTAGTGTTGTGGAATGTAAGGATATTTATTAGAAAAGAAAATTGAGGAGAGTGTATTAACATGATGCTTCGACCAAGAAATTATTCAACTATGAATAGAGTAATTGCCAAGGCAGTAAGTCATTCTGTAAATGATTATTATAGGCAGAAGAAAAGAGCTAATACATATAAAACATATAATGACAATGTGAATAAAATAAATAATACTCCTTTATCAGCTAGTGAAAGTATCATTGCAAGTGTAATAATTCTTATATTTATTATGTTTATATTGGCTGTTTCTAATTAGTATCAAAGGTGAGTTTTAAGGGATGAATTATGTTTGTTTTAAAGGTTTTATTTTATGAATAAAAATAGAAGAGGAGTGTTTATTAATGTATTTATTGTTAATTGATTATGATGAACCAAATTCAAAATCTTACAGAGGTGTAGTAATTTATGATTCTAGTGTAGAGCCTTGGAAAGAATTAGTGAGAGTCAATACTAGTTCTCCGGCAGAAGATGAAGAAATTGCTTTGGAAAGAATCTTTGATGTGATTGACGAAGAAGAGTGTGAAATTAGTTATATGAGTTCTTATGATCATTACTTTATGGACTATGATTATGAGAATAATCCGGAAACAAAAGCAGAAGTTGATAGAATGAATAAAGAACAAGATGATAAGATTGAGAAATATAAGAAGGAAATTGGCAAAGGCGAAGATGATGAATTAACTATTGAGGAATGGAACTATATTATTAATAGAAGAGATGTTAAAAATGAATAAAAGAGAGGAAGTAAAACGATATGAAAAATTAAACAAACAATCAGAATGCATAATTTATCAATTGTCAGAAGAAGAAAAAATAAAATATGGTTTAAAAGAAAGGGAAAATACAAAAGAAATGAATATAAAATTGCAAATTGACGAACAATTTAAAAATTTACTTCCTCCTTTATCTAAGGAAGAATTTAGTAAATTAGAAGAATTAATTGTAAAGGAGGGGTGTACAGAGTCAATAAAAGTTTGGAAAGATAATAATACTGATATTACATATATAATTGATGGTCATAATCGGAATGAAATTTGTACTAAACATAATATATCATTTAAAGTTGAGTATAAGGAATTTTTTACAAAATATGAAGTCATTGATTGGATTATAAACTTTCAGTTTGGTAGAAGAAATTTAAGTACTGAAGAAAGGTATTATTTAAGTGGACTTCAGTATGAAAATGAGAAAAAAAATATACCGAATGAAAAGGGGACTAATCAACACACTAAAGAGGTTGACGGTAACTATTACCGTCAACCAGAAGATGATAAATTTCAAGCAATATTAACTGCTGAACGTATAGGTAAACAACATGGAGTAACTGAGAAATCTATTCGTGATAATGGAAAATATGCTAATACGGTTAATGAAATTGCAGAACTTGTTGGGGTAGAAGCTAAGAACAATATCCTAACTGGTGAAAAGAAAATTTCTAAAGAGAACATTATTGAAATCGGCAAACAAATTAAAAGCGGAGATATCGATAAAGAATGGCTTAAGAAACAATTTATTGAATCTGATGAAAAGAAGGTTAAGTTACCTGAGAAAAAAAATCAGAAAGGAGGTGAAACATTATCTATAGAAATTAAACCAATTGAACAAAGCATAAATCAAGAAAAAGAGAATACTTCAACAACTCCAAATAATATAAAAGAAATAATAAAGGATTTAAAAACACCTAAATATTTTGCAGTAGAATTTAATTTCTTAGATGAATTAGAATGTGTGCAAGACAATATTAAACAATCTATTGAAATGGCAAATGATTTTCTATTTGAAAGATATGACATTGAATATAATATTACTCAAGAAGAAAAGGATGTTGCATTAGATTGTTTGAAAGATTTAATTAATAAATTTAATGATTTAAGAAATAAATTAAAAAATACAAAGACGAAGGAGAATATGTAAAAATGAAAAGATATTTTAAAAATTTGTCAGTTGATAAATTACATTCGTATTTGGATTATCAGAGAATTATTAAAGAGGATTTCGTGAAAGAAAAGGTTGCTATTTTTGATATAAATGAAGTTGATGCTCCTGCTGTAAGTTTAAGAATCAATAAAGAAGGTGAAGAAGAATATCGTGTAGGAGATGGACAACATACTATTGCTATTGTTAAGTGTATGGGTTGGAAAGTATTGAAATGTGAAGTAAGAGAAGGTCTTACTGACGAAGAGGAACATGAATGGTTTCATAAAAGAAACTCAAAGAAAAGACCGCAAACATCTGGAAGAATGTTAAATGCAAAAGTTAAAGGTAAATTTGATCCTTCAACAAATTCTTTGGTAAATATATTAGATTCGGTTGGATATAAAATAAAAACAGCAGATATTAAGAATGGCAATGGTGTAATCAATGCAGGACTTACTATGGAAGAAATATTTAAAAGTATGGATAAATCAAGTTTTGAGCAATTTATTGGGTTACATAGTAGTGTTTGGAGTTCTGATAAAAAAGCAATGAATGCACATTTTTTAAAAGGAATGACTAAATTCTATATAACATATAAAGATGAAATAGATGACAAAAGATTTATTCAAGCGTTCCTAAATAAAAAAGTTACCGCTAGTGATATTGCTAAAGATGTTTCTAATAATGTAATGAAGAAGGATAATAGTATTAAATATGCATGGGTATTTGTAGAGAATTATAATAAAGGTTTAAAAGATGAAAGCAAGAAGTTAAAATTTAGTAAGTTAGAAGATTAATTTTGGGTTTTTACCCACACAAGAAGGAGAATGAATTATGTTAGATAAAAGATTTATAGTAACTGAATTGAATTTTGAAGAAATTGAAATTGCTTTGACTGAAAAGATAGAAGAATTTATCTTATTAAAATTAGGAACATTAGGAACATTAGCTTCCAAGCAAATCAATGTGTTAGTAGAATATTTAGAATATATGGAAGAAGGATCAAGATGTTTTAAAGATGAACTTAGGTGTGAATTATGGGTGACTGTTACGTTTAATCAATATAAATATATGCATAAACCAGAATATGGTGAACATTTAGAAAGTATTGGAGCAATATTTGAGTATAAAGGAAAGAAACCGTTTTATATTAATGGAGAGTTTGTATCTAGAAATGTGTTTGAGTGGATGCAAGGTATGCCAATTCAGAAAAACGAAGTTATTTATGGAATTGGCAAAGATAAATTAGGTGAAATGTTTGATGATTTAATTACGACTTGTTAGAATTTAGAGGTGTATAAAGGATAGTATAAACTCTTCTTTATACACATTATAATAAAATAGGAGGTAAATAAGTATTGATTAACCGACAATTCTATACCATGAAATTCAAAAGTTCACGACTAAAGGAATATGAATACAATTTCGACTTAACATTTGAAGAAGCGCAAGAAAATGGTGAAATTATTGCTTTAGCAGACAACCAAATACTAAGAAGCATCAGAGATATTAAAAATAAACAAGTAGACCTAATACAACTTGAAGATTGGTATTCTGAGAGAGATAAGTTAAAAAAGGCAAAATCATCTAAAGAAAACTCTGATAGGATAATTGAGTTAAAGAAGTTAATTTATGATATGATGTTTATTCCAGAATACATAACTGTAGTTATGGAGCATAAATCACATTATAAATATCTATTTGAAAATTCTTTATTGCTCAATAATAAACGATTTGTTAGATTTTCATCTTCTGCATCTCAATCTAGAGTTTCCACTGTAGTATTTTGTGATGAAGAAATTGTCGATAGACTTAATGATATTCTTGATAATGGTAGGGATAAGAATAAAAAACTTATCCCATCAAAATTCAACGCATACAAGGGTTTGTCAGGGTCAAATACTAAAGTTGTGAGTACCCCTAGATTTTGTGTTGTTCCAGACTTAAATAATTCTATGGATATAAAAGTAAACTTTGTAACAGAAACAGATAAATCTGAGGATGATATTATTGAAATTAAAGATATTGTAGCAGAATTTAATAGATTTGATGGACAGGGACTTATAAGTTACAAACAAGCTGAACTTTGGAGTAAAGAACTAGGATTAGATTATGTTCCTTCTCAGTGGTGTATAAGGCAGAACTTTTTGAAAGGGATGCTCTGTGTATTCGATATAAAAAATTTTTGTCAAGAAGTTAACGGAGGAAATTATGAAGTTAATACAGTCTATAAAGACTCTGAAGGAAATAACATCAAAACAAATCTAAAAGATATAGATGTAATAATTTCCGAAGGACAGTTTAAGCTCTGGGATTCATTTGATAGTATTGAAGTATATCAAGAGAATTGTATAAAGAATAATTTGCAGTGGGGAGTGTCATTATACAGTCCAAAGGAAGATAAAGATATTCTTAAAATGAACTATCAATTTAACCAAACTCTGAAATTAAATAAAAAAGACATTGAGAAAATATGTGAAAAGACTGTAAATTGGATAAATGGAGTAACTTCTGAGAATATATACTATACATTATTATTCTTAATCGGAGAAAATATTTCAGAAGAATTATTTGCAAAATATATGAATAGTCCTAAAAATTATTGGGTTAAGAGTTTAATTGCAAATCATGAGTTGATAAAAGATAAGTATATTAGAAACAAAATATATAATCTTGTTAAGAAAAAGATTAAGAGAGCTTGCCTTGGGGATTTATTACTTGATGGAAATTTCGAAACCCTAGTGAGCGATCCCTACGCTATGATGCAACATGTTTGTGGGTTAGAAGTCACTGGACTTTTAGGAGCAAAAGAATACTATTCAAATTATTGGAACAATAAAGGTATTAAAATTGTAGATTCTATGCGAGCACCACTGACATATAGGAGTGAACATTTAAAGCTTAATCTTGTAAAAAATGAGAAATTAGATGAATGGTATAAATATTGTACATCTGGTATTATTGTCAATGTTCATGGCATGGAAACAATGCACTGGGCAGGAAGTGACTGGGACATGGACGCTATAGCAACCACATCTGACTCCACAATTATTGGTGGAATATACGAAAATGAATTACCAGTAGTATATGAAGTTCCAAAATCAGATAGAAAAATATTAGAACCTATTGATTTGTTTAATGCTGATTTATTTGCATTTGGTTCAATTATTGGGTCTATTACAAATAAAAGTACATCTGCTTATGCTCTATTGCCTTTGTTTAAAGAAGATAGTGAAGAGTATAAAATAACAATGAACAGACTAAAAATGTGTACAAAATTACAGTCCGCTCAAATTGATAAAGCAAAGATTGGGAAAGAAGTTAAAGGAATACCTTATAAATGGGTTGAGAGAGAAAAATATGATGAGAATGATTCAGAGGAACTAAAGATAAAAAAGAATTTACATAATAGTTTATTATTAGATAGGCATCCTTACTTTTTTATATACTTGTATAAGCATACTAGAGTTAAATATAACAAGCATGTTAGTGGATATGACCTATCTTGTAAACAGAAATTTGGAATTCCATTAGAGCAATTAATGAATCAGAAAAGGAAAACCATAGATGAACAAAACTTTATAAACTCCTATCATAAGTACATGCCAGTTATTGACAGTGATTGTGTGGCAAACAATATCTGTAGACATATTGAATCTATAAACTTTAATATCAAGAATAAATTAAAAGTTGAAAATGCAGATAATTTACATATGCAATATCAAAAACAAGGAATTATAAATAATGAAGAGGTATACGGTAAAGTATTGGAAAGATATAAGAGTTTTAAAGAGGAGATTAGAGATTTAAGTAATATTGGGACTAATGCAATATCAACTAATGGAAAACACGATGATAGTATAGAATCACAAACAAATGGAATATATGAAAAGTTTAAAAAGGATATGACAAAAATATGTTCCAATGTTTATGAATTAGTAAATTATTTAGTAGAAATATTCTATGTAAAAATACCTAGTTCTAATAAAGATTTATTATGGAATATCTATGGGAAATATATGTTTCAGAATGTAAAGAATAATAGAATACAATCGCCTATACTATTTCCTATGCAAAATAAAGAAGGGACAATAGAATATTTAAACAAGAAGTATAAATTAATGGAGGTAAAAATTTGATAAAATATAATGAGAAATTATATGCCGAAAGATTATTAAAGGAAGGATTTTTAACTAAGTATATAGCATATGAATTAAAAATATTGGTAAAATATTATAAACAGGAAATGAAAATATCTGCGAAACAAAGAAAGATATTGATCTATGAGTTTTGTGAGAAGTACATTATAGAATTTAATAGGGTAAAATATTTTAAGATAATTAATTCTGCATTAAGATATGGAAGTAAAGGTATTAATAAACTAATAGTGATAAACAGTATTCAAGTTACAGATAAAGAAATTGAATATATCAATGGATTAGAAATTGAGGAACATTATAAAAAAGTGTTGTTCACATTGATGATTAAGACAAAATTAAATAAGGAATTATGTTTGCAAAAGTTTAATAATGCATCAAAGTTTAACTTTTTTGGTGGAAAAGTGGAATTGTATAAAGAAATTAAACAAATGTCTAAGATTCCTGATACATATGATATAAATATTATCATTAATTATTTATCTAATATGGGATATATAGATATTAGAAATAGGGGGAGAGTTAATTTATTGTTCATTGAAAATATTGAGTTAAGTAATGATATTGTATTTGAAGTAAATAATTTTTATAATATTGGGTATTATTTTGATTGGTTTAATGGTGAAAATGGAGTAATTAAATGTGAGAACGAAGGATGTGAAGAATTAGTTAAGAAAACAGGGAAAAATCAGAAATATTGTAAGGAATGTTGGAAAGAAATATGGAGAAATTATAATGCCGACAAGCAAAAAGAATATAGAAATAAATAAATGTGTATGTTTTTAAAATGCCTACAAACCTACTCCCACAACGGTTTGAGCAAATTTTAATTCGCTTGTTATTATGAGTAGAGAAACCCTTATATATCAAGGTTTTCGACTATCTCATTTATTGATTTTTCCTTACTAACGAGACTGTGATATTGGCTTATGTTAGTAAAAAGCTTTAGCGATTTTGTTTATTGATTTTGCCAATAAGATTAGTAAACAAAATGAGCATCTAGTATTATCGAAGTGAGCGTAATGCAAGAAGGGTTATAGATAATACACCATTAGATTGACATCTAAGTTTCCCACATAATTTCTGCTTAGTCAAATATGAGTAGTCTTTGGTCGGATGAAAATAGGAGACAAATATGCTGTTAGCACATGAATTTTACCCAAACTCAATTTGAAGTGAGGGCTTGTGCTTGACCACGGCATATCGAACTAAATAGAGGGCAAAGGAGTAAGTTTTAAATTTATTACTTACTCTTCCCTACTAAAATTGCTATTAAACTGTATGGTCGATTGCAGTTTAAATATATAATAATGTTAACAATATACAAATAACTCCAAAGGAGTCCTTATAAAACTTGGAAAGAATCTCAAAAAATGAAATGACATACTTAATAATTCGCAATATCTTGCGACAGACACATGGATCATATGGAGATAATCTAGTAGTAATAGGAAAGTTTAGTAGTAAATTGCGTAAACAGCGATATATTACAGATCCATTATATAATTATCTTATTAGATTAAAGCAGAACGATAAAGATAAACAGAATATTAATGAGGTAAAAGAAAATCAGAAGTATTTGTTTAATAGTAATGGTAATAGTGAATGTGTCTCATAATGAGCAGTAAAATAAAAAGCAAAGGAATGGTTTATATTGCCCAATAAACCATCATATATTAATTCAAATGCACCTCGAAGAAGAGTATTTGTTGATACAAATGTTTTATTAAACCAATCATTCAGATTTGAAGATTATGACAAAGTAATCACATGTATAGTCTGTATTGAAGAAATTGATGGTTTGAAACGCTCAATAGAAGTTGGATATCAAGCTAGAGATGCAACTAGAAAAATTAAAAATGCAACTAATTTAGATATATTGACATATTATGATTTTTCATTCGAAAGCAAGTTTCTTACACATAAGTCAGATAACTTTATCTTAGGCTTCTCCTATCAAGCATATCAAGAAGATAATGATATTTTGTTTTTGACTGATGATTTGAATCTTTATATTAAGGTAAAAGCATTTGGTATTCCTTGTGATTTGTTTGAATTTAAGGAGGAAAAATTTGATTACAAGGGTTATAAGACAGTAATAATGTCTCAACAAGAAATTAAAAATCATAAATCGAATCCAGTCAATACTTTTGGACTTCTTAATAATGAATATTTATTAATAGAAGACGAAAGTGGAGTAATTGTAGATCAACAAAGGTGGAATACGGAGAAAGGATTTATTTCTTTAAAAGAAAAAACAATAAATTCTATATATCTTGATAAATTTACTCCAAAAGATCCATATCAAATAATAGCAATGGATTCATTGGATAGTACAGTATTTACATTGTTGTTCGGAGTAGCAGGTAGTGCTAAAAGTCTATTGTCTTTGAGTTGGATAATGCAAAGTATCAATAGTGGAGAAATAGATAAGTGTGTAATCATTTTCAATTCTGTACCTCTAAAAAATTCACAAATGCAAGGATATTATCCTGGTTCAAGAGATGATAAACTTCTTCAATCTAGTTTAGGCGGTATTTTATCAAGTAAATTTGGTGCTATGTCTGCTGTTGAAGATTTAATTGAAGAAGGAAAACTTTTATTGATACCAACTTCTGAAATTAGAGGAATTGAGATTTCTGAGAAGGATTGTATATTTGTAACTGAAGCACAGAATATTGATGCTTATACAATGAGAACAATTATTCAACGTGCTAAATGTAAAATTATTATTGAGGGGGATATGTTTGAGCAAAGAGACTTAAAGAGTATAAATCCTAGAGACAATGGTATGCAAAGAGCAATAGAAGTATTTAGAGATACAAAATATTTCTCATGTGTTAAATTAAAAAATACATATAGGAGTCCTATGTGTGAAATAGCACAACAAATTTAAAGTAATAAATATAATTAATAAAAACACGGGTCTGGCACTAAAAGTGTGCAGATACTATTAAAGAATAAAAAGGGGATAAATATAACATGAACAAGCAAGAATTAATCGCAGTAATTTCTGAGGTCACAGGTCAATCTAAGAAGGATACAGAGGCATTTTTGACAGCATTTGCATCTACAGTAATTGAAAATGTAGCCAAAGGTTCAAAAGTTCAATTAGTGGGTTTTGGCAACTTTGAGAAGAAATCAACTAAAGGAACAGAGGGAACAATTCGATTTGGTGATCGCAAAGGAGAAAAATGGGTTTCTGAGGACTCCTATCGCGTTAGTTTTAAAGCAGGTAAATCATTTTTGGATGCTGTGAAGGCATAGTATCAGAATAATAATATAATAAATATTTGTGTTACTACAGTAAGTCCTTATATTCAATAGATATCGTTGGATATAATGCAAAAGTAGCACATTACATAAGTCGGAATGGAGACTTTAAACCCATATCCATTGGTCGGGACGAAGACCTAAAACTCATCAAAATATTAAAATAAAATAAAAAGGTGGAATTAACCAACAATGGCAAAATCTAAACTCACTGAAACAAAGAAAATTACACATAAACTTGCATCTGAAGGTGAATTAACAATTGATGGAACTGTAGCAGTAGTCAACATTCCAGATGAAGGCGTTAAAAATCTAATTGAGTTACTTAAAAACTTCTCAGGAAAATATGTCAAATTTTCTTTTACAGAAGAGGAAATTGAAGATGTAATTGAAGAGGACGCTGAAGATCAGGAAGAATCAGAAGAATAACCATACCAAAAATTTTATCTAATATAAATTCCAAAAAGCGTGTCGAGCGACAGCTAAAAATAAAGGAGAAATTTTAAATGAAACAAACTAATAATGTTAAAAACTATCTTGGTGATGTTAAATGGGTGCTATATCAATATATATGTGATATGGATAGTGAAAATATCATAATAAGATGTGGTAATTATGCTCTTAATAAACTAACTCCTATGGCTGGAATTACATCAACTTCTAATCATGATTTTATTCTAAACCTAAATGGAGAAAAAGTTACAATTTATCATGTGCCAGAATTAGATAAGAAACAATTGATAATTTCTAATCATAATTTTGTTGAAAATGGAGGATTTAGTCAAAAAGATTTACAGGTAATTCATCCTAATGATATTGTATTGTATTTCGCTTAATTGGTACTAATAGGGTACAGATATAATGGATTTGGCGATTCATTGGTATTGATGTGTCTAGTAACACCTTAGAGAGAATGGATAAAGTTATCATAATAATTACTCTCCATTCTCTCTCAATAAACTAATTTATCAAAATTTAAAATTGAAAGAAGGAAATTATTAATATGTCTAATTCACAAAACACTAATTCAACAATTTCACTAAAAGAGTCCTTTCGTATACTAAATATCTTCGATCAACACACATCTTCACTATTGTCCTATATTTCTAATAAATCAAATTCTCTAAAAGTAGAGGAAATTCATTTAAAGTCAAAAGTAACAGAGAATCCAGATGAAACAATTGACCAAACTACTGAACGTCAATATAAATGCTCTGTAACAGATATTTCTTTTCTAATTTCTCAATTAATTAATGAAAAACTAATCCTATCTTTAGCAATTGAAAATGCTAAGAAAAATCTATATCTTGAATCGCAAGAAAATGGCGAAAACTTAACATTAGATACTGGTATATTATTTGCTAAAAAGAGTAGAGAATTATCCAATAGTCTTAAATATTTGCTAGATTTAAAACCATCTGAAGCAAAGTCGTTCGGCAAGGATTATATATTTAATCTGGAGAAAAATCAGGTTGAATATAAATACCCAATTGAGAAAAAGACATCTTTAGATTTTAATAGAAATGATATTAATACTTTGTATAAATCTATGTTGAATAGGGCTAATACTTTGTCAACTCAGATAGAGGGAGCAATGTTGAAAGAAATTGTAGAATTTGTTCCAACATATGATATTTTATCATCTACATCAGAAATTGTTGAAGAATATTTAAGCAATTTATAATAATCAACAATAATCTAATCTAACCATGACAATTAATAAGGGGATTATCTAACCACAATCTCCTTATTAAACAACTAGCCAGAAGCAAAGCAAGATATAGACTTATTTATTTGGACATCTGAAATTAGATGTTAAATCAAGTTACCATATTCAAACATGGTAAAATAATGCAGGTTATGTAGATTTACTTTACATAAAACATGAATTATAAACAAGCAGGTTTTACTTAATAGTAAAAGAAGAATCGCTAATCATTTCGCAAAACACAAAAATCATCATTCACAAATTCGATATTACTTAATTTCATCATTACGCAAATACAATAATCGCTTTCGCTAATCACGCTTTGATAAATTTTAGGATTAAATTCTAAAGAACAAATAATACAAATAAAAATATAGTATTTTAAAAATACTCTCTTAGAGATAAGAGGATGATTTTAATAAATAAATGGATAATTAATAATTAATAAAATAGTCTTATTTTGCTTGCTTTTCTGGTTAGATATAATAATTCAAATATGGGGAGTCTGTTGATTCCCCAATAATAAACTAAATGGGTTTGATAGTATAACCTAGATAAAAACTATCACATAATAATCCAAGAAAAACTGTATTTTAACGTATATTCTCTATAAGGAGGATTAAACAAAATGAAAGAAACTAATAATTATGATTCAATCAACGAAGATACAATATGCCCTATATGCTTCAAAAATAGGTTCTGGTTAAAGTTTTATTGTGGTAAAACAATATTATGGTGTACTGATTGTGGGCATTGGGTGGAGATATAATTTATAAAATAGTAAACCGAAAAGAGGTAATCGAATGATAAACAATAATGAAGTAGTATTTATCTATAATTTACGTCAAGCAGATTTTTACTTTAGCAAAGGAATATTACCTTTAAATGTAGGAGTAGGTTCTAAAAAAGATACTTATGTTAAATTTGCTAAAAGTGATGAATTAATGGTTGCATTTAAAGAATGGTGTAATATGAGGACTATGACAAATAAATAGAAATATGATTAAAGGAGTTGATAATTATGCAAGAAATGCTCAATGAGATTGATGAAAAAAGATATAAATATATATATGATGTAAAAAGAGCGAGTACATATATCAATGAATTTAATTGCAAGGTATTAGACATTGGGAGACACCCACAGACAGGAAATGTATGGGTTAAGTTTGATTTCTATGAAACAAAAGATGCCTATGAAGAATGGCGAAAAAGAAGTGACACATTAAGAAATCAATAATTAAATAAGAAAAACATGAAAAATCTAGATTAAGAATATCTAGATTTTTTTATTGCCAATTAACGAATAAGGATGGTAAAAATATATGAAATTAAATCTACAATACATATCAAACATTATAGGACAAGAATATAAAACATGGAAACCAAGTGATATTATTTTGATGGGAGCACAAACGGGCACAGGAAAGAATCACTTCATTGAGAATTATTTTATTCCTTGGATTTCTCCAAACAAAGTATTATTTGTGTCAAACAGAACAAATCTCAAACGACAAGTAAAGAAAAGGTTAATGGAAGATTGGGGAGTAAAAATTCCAGACACAATAGAGGAATTAGACCAAGTAAAAACTATAGGAAATGTGGTTGTCGCATCATATCATGCCTTACAACATTCATCTCTAAATGAAAAATATAAAGGGAAATTATTTGATTTAAGTAGATTTTCAGCCATAGTGTTAGATGAATGCCATTTTGTATTTTCTGATTCAGGATACAATAACTTATGCAGACTTACATATATGAATTTAATAGTAAAACAATATAAAAATATAATTAAAGTTTTTATGAGTGCAACTATGGATGAGATTAGAATCCCAATCATTAAATGCTCTGAAAAAGGATTAGGGATAAGACCTAAAATATATGAGTATTCAACAGGAATTGATTATTCATATATAAAACCGCATTATATTAATCATTTTAATTATGTGGAAATACTAACCAATTTAATATTGAATGATAAGACGGATGACAAATGGTTGATATTCATTAGTGACATAGAAGATGGAAAACAGATACTTAAAGAGTTGGGTCAGGACAATTGCAGCATCATTAAGGCAGGGACTAAATCGGATGAAGAATTAGAATCTATTATTAATCATAATAAATTCAATAAAAAAGTTCTTATTGCCACAAAAGCCTTGGACAATGGAATCAACTTGAAAGATGAACTTCTTACTAACTTAGTGATTATGGCTTGGGATCGTATTTCGACTATACAGATGATTGGACGAAAAAGGATAGATATTGAAAATGCACAAGAAATAAATGTATATTTTTCTACTAGGAATAAATTAGGATTCCAAGGATTATTAAGAAAATATGAAGCAAAACAAGCAGATATTGATTTATTGGGATTAAAAGATGATTTCAAAAATAGTTTTAATTACAAATATGATAACAAACTCAGCAAAATTAGTGATGATATTATTTACAAAGATTCAGTAACAAAAGAATTTATGGTTAATCCCATAGGGTATACAAGGCTGATGAGAGATACATCATTTGCATTAGAGATGATTGAAGAATTTGAGACAATAGATAAATTCTGTTTTGCTAGAAAACAATATGAATGGTTAGGATTGGAAGACATGTTTAATGAAGATGAATTTATTGAAGAAATAATGCTCGATGAAGATATTGAGACATTGGAGAGTTATTTAGAATCTTTACTTGATACAAAAGTATTAGAGGAAGATCAAATAAAACTCAAGGAATTATTAACAAGTGAAGCATATCAAATTGATAGAAGTCTATTACAGGGAACTAAGAAAATGCACCCAGATACCTTTAATAGTATTATGGAGAAAACATTAAAATTACCATATAAAGTAACTGCAACAAAAACTTCTAAAAGAGAAGAAGGGAAAGTAAAAAAATATACTTATTGGACAATTATAAAAACATTAGAATTATAATATAATGTATCCCTTTTCTATACATCTTTCTATATTATAGATAAATGTATAATTTAGGGATACAAATAATAAATAATATAACAAATAAAGGAGATGTTTTAATAAATGGAATTAAAAGCATATGAAAGAGTAAAATTTGCAACAAATCTTAGACAATTATTAATAAAATCAGAATGTGAGAATTGTGGAGAAACTGAAAAGTTAGAGCTACATCATGACAAACAATTTGCAGAAATGTTAAGGGAGGTGTTAGATAGATTAGGATATGAATATAAACCAAGGAAAGAAGACTATACAAAAGAACAATTAGAAAATATTACTGATATGTTGTTAGGCATTCATATCAAAAGTACATATACAACTCTTTGTGAAAAATGTCATACAGAAATTCATAGTAAAGGAGAGTTGATTACACATTTTCTTAGGAAAGTTAAAATAATTGATATTGAAGATATTAGGATGTTAAAAGAATATTTAGATAGTATTATTGGAATAAAATTATTTGCGACAGAACAAGAGGGGTTAAGTAAAGTTATCATAGGTTTAAAAACTATAAGTAGAAATACAGATTATAGAACAACTACGATTAAACCAACCACATTAGAAAATATATTGCGAGATCAATTAGATTTACCATATGCAGTTTCTAAATCAGAAAAGGAAACAAAAGGGTATATGAGAGGTAAAAGATATATTATAATTACAAAAGTAGTAGATTAAATAGTAAATGTGTAGCAAAATAAGTTTATGAGTATCCTTTTCGTATATCATAAATAGAGTGAGTATCCCTTTAACAAATTATCATATAGAGCGAATCCCTTAATACAAAAAATAAATAAAATAATTATTATAATATATTCATTTAAGTAATTTTGAAGCTCTGCTGAAAAATTGCGTAAATGATGGCCTCCCGCAAAGGGACAAATGTCAAAATGATAAATACAGTATTATTATTATAATAAAAAAATTATCTTGTGACATGTCAAACGGGAGCAGGTACGTGCGGTAACTTTTTGTGCCAAAAAGATTCCCTTACATAATTTCTAGCTATCGCGTCGAAATTCTGGATATATTCTTTTAATTAAATTTTTGTTTTGTGGTTGGTTTATGAATAATAAATTCCTTTGTCGAGAAAGGATATGATAATAATGAATTTTAAACCAGTAATAAAATGGTCAGGAAGCAAAAGAAGTCAAAGTGAGGAAATAATTAAATCATTCCCTAAAACTATAAATACATATTATGAACCATTTGTCGGAGGTGGTTCAGTATTAAGACAATTATTACATAGTGATATAAAAGTTAATAAATATATTTGCTCAGACATTAATAAAGATTTGATTAGTTTATGGAATATGATAAAAAATAATCCTAGTGAATTAATCAAAAAATATACGTCAATGTGGAATGAATTAAATATTGATAATGATATAGAAAGAAAGAAACAATATTACTATAAAATAAGAAATAGTTTTAATAAATTACATACGCCAGAAGATTTTCTATTTTTAAGTAGGACAGCAATAAATGGATTAATCAGATATAACTCAAAAGGAGAGTTTAATAGTTCATTTCATTTAACTAGAAATGGAATTATACCTAAGACTCTTGAAAGCATTTTATTAGAATGGTCAAATTTGTTGAATGTAAATAATGTATTGTTTGTTCATAATGATTACATAAATATAGAAACAAATATAGATGATTTCATGTATTTAGACCCTCCATATGCAGGGACTAAGGGTATGTATAATGGAGTAATTGATTTTAATGTTCTTTGGAATTGGTTAGATGAACAACCATGTAAATATGCTTTAAGTTTTGATGGTACTTGTGGAGTAGAAGATAGGACATTTAATGTTCCAGAAAGTGTTTATAATGAACATTTGTACCTATATAGTGGAACTAGCAATTTTAAAAAACTCAAAGAGATCGGAACTGAATATGTGAAAGAAAGTTTATATTTAAAGAGATAATAAAATCCTATTGGTTGATAGGTATAATAAATAAAATATAGGGTGGTATTAATAACACATTGGAATATATAAAAAAAGAAAATGAGAATTTAAAATCCTACAAAATTAGGTTATTTGCTAATAAGGATTTATATAATCTTAAATCTCAAGAGATTGCTGATTTGATTAATAAAGAATCAGGAGAGCATTTTGGGGAGTCTAGTTTTCGCAAATGGTATCGTGCTTATTCTGAGGGAGTAGAGGATACTAAGAAGGAATATATTTCTGGTGATAAGATAATGAAAGAGTATGAGTTAAAAAGAATAGAGTTTGAGAAAGAAAAAATTCGATACTTTGATCAACGTACCGCCTATACTAAAAATATTAGAACAGATGCTAGGAAAGATGAATTATTTGATATTGTAGAAAGAACAATTAAGGAAATTAAAACTCCATTGCAATATAAGCATAATGAAATTGTTGCTTCTGATAATGATCTTATGATTTCTCTATGTGATATTCACTATGGAATTAATATTGATAATCATTGGAATAAATACAATTCAGATATATTAATTGATAGATTGAAAAAGTATCTTAACAAAATATTCTCTGTTCAAAAACTACATAAGTCTGAAAATTGCTATGTATCAGCAAATGGAGATTTAATTAGTGGGTCAATTCATCCCCAAGTCCAAATAGCAAATAAAGAAAATGTAATTGAACAAATCATGGGAGTATCTGAAGTAATTGCTTGGTTCCTTAATGAATTAAGTGGTTGTTTTAACAATGTCTATTTCAATGTTGTAGCAGGGAATCACTCTCGTCTAAATACAAAGGATGATAGTCTTAAAGGAGAACGCCTTGATGATCTTATTCCTTGGTATATTAAAGCAAGATTACAAGCAAAAAGCAATATTGTGGTATTAGATAATACAATTGATAATACCATGTCTCTTGTAAATATTAGAGGTAAAACTTATTTAAATGCACATGGGGATTACGATTTTAGTAAATCAATGATTGGGAATATTACAATGATGATTGATGAAAAACCGTATGCAATATGTACTGGGCACCTTCATCATAATTCTACTAATAATATTCAGGGAATTAAATTAATTATGGCAGGAACACTTATGGGAGTAGATGATTACTGCATTCAGAAAAGGATATTTGGTAATCCATCACAAATGATTTGCGTTTGTAATGAAAATGGTGTGGATTGTTTTTATGATTTTGAGTTTAATTAAATATAATATAGTGAGGATGCATATATGGAAATTATGATTCCCCAAAATAAAGCATTAGAAGAAATGAAATTAAATGATTTTCTTTCTCAAAATCTCATCTATCTTGATACAGAAATAGACAGAGAAGCACAAATCCTATTCTGTAGGCAACTTAGAAAATTAGCAAATCAAGAATTATTAAAACCAAAAGAAGAACAAAAACATATTAAAATAAGAATTTCTAGTTTTGGTGGTTGGGTAGTGTCAGTTTTTGCAATGATTTCTGACATGGAATTTTACCAAGAGCAAGGGATAATTATTGAGACATATTGTGATGGATATTGTGCTTCAGGAGCTAGTAAGGTACTTATGGCAGGTAGTAAAGGACATAGGTACATTACTAGATATGGATGGTGTCTGGTGCATCAACCACAATATGGAGGTCATAATTGCACTCTTCAAGAGAAAATTAATGACATGAAATATGACTTAAAGGACTGGGAAATTTTAAAATCTATAATGAGAAAACATACTAAACTTACAGAAGATGATATTAATAATTTCACTGAAAAGAATCTTGATGTAACATATTATCCGCAAGAATGTATTGAGAAGTCAATTGTAGATTTCATAATGTAGATAAAATAATCTAAAATACAAGGAGAATTAATATGTGCGATAACTGCAAAGATAAGGAATTAGAAACATCTGCCCTAGAATTAAATGAAGCAAAACTTAACCTAGATGATCCAATTATGTTTTTTGAACCCATAGACATAAACGGAATAGAACAACTAGACAAAGATGAATTTAATAGAGGAATTAAAGAAGCATCATTTGCATGTGGTATGTATACTGCATTGCTAAATTGCGGATTTACTCAAGAGGATAGTATTGCTTATATTTTTAATCGCATGAATATAGAAAACAATATTGAGATTGGTAAAATTAGTGCTAATGCTACTATTGAATCTAGCAAGAATGTTAATTTGGCAAAAGAAAAAGAAATGCTTTAGGAGTTATAATTATTTCACATCAACAAAAACGATATTAAAATAAAATATAAAAGCGAGGAAACAATTATGCGTGTATTTAATGCAGAATCAGGATGGGATAAAGCTGAACAGAAATGGATTCAAATTCTAACTATCGATGGACAGGAAGTTGACTTGGAAACTTATGCTATGGAATTAGATAAAGAATCTAATGATAATGAGGAAGGCGTAATTGCTTATCCTTGTGATGATCAAGAAGATAATGAACACGGAGAAGATTGTCTGTGTGAAGATTGTTTAGAAGATAGGAAAAATATTTATCTTGCTGAAGCTGTAAAATTCTTATTTGAGAATGAATTGTGTCCAAAACATGTTTTTGAATTGCTTGGAGATATTTATGATAAGGCAAATTATGAAGGATATGAAGAGGGATATGAGGAATGTAAGGAAGAGATGAGAGAATTTTTGGAGGATTAGTAAATATAACTCTATAGGTTATATTGTTGGTTTATAATTTGTGAAGTTATAAATTATCCAATAAAATCTAAGTTTTAATTTGTGAAATTTATAAACAGATCAGACACATTATTAATTTAGTGTGTCTATTTGTGTTTATAAGAAATAAACACTAGGATAGGTTGCTATAAACGCACTGATAAGTATTGCTCGTACTTCCACTATAAAAATGAGCAGGAGGATTTGCAATGTCAAATCAATTGGTAAAACTTAAGGGATTAGAGTTAATGGAGGTGAATTTTGACGGAGATTTGATCATGGTTGTCAGAGTCAAAGAAACAGGTAAAATCTATGCAGGTATTAATTGGATTACCCAAGCATTAGGACTAACAAAGGGACAACATGACAACGAAGTTAAAAAAGCAAAAAAGGATTTTGTGATTTCCAAAGGTACGTCAAATTTGACGCTCCCTACAAAAGGTGGTAATCAGAATGCTTTTGCAATTGAGCTTGATTTTCTTCCATTGTGGTTAGCTAAAATTGCTATCACTCCAGATATGATAAGTAATAAAATAGAAGCCGTAAATAAACTTATAGATTATCAAACAAGAGCAAAAGATGTGTTAGCACAAGCATTTTTAGGAAAACAAAAAGAATGGAATCTACAAAGAGAAGTCGGTAAAGTAGATAGAAAAAGAATGACTTCTAGTATTCAGGAATATGTTCCTAATATAAATAAATATACTTATAGTGATTACACTGACATGGTATATCTTATTTTATTCAATATGAAAGCAAAGCAAATAAGAGAAACTAGAAATATAAATAAAAAAAGTGATTTAACAAGAGATTATTTAACTGAAGGGGAATTGAAGATTGTAGATGAGGCAGAGACAATTGTTACGGCATTGACTACTTTGGGATTTAAGCAAGATTATATTAAACATCAGTTAGAAGTTAAATATGGGAAATTGTTGGGAGATAATAACAATAGGGTTTTATTGAATTAGATAATAATATATAAAGTTTTGTGGGTAAGTCGATAATCCAAGCAGAAATGTTTGGATTATTTGTTATTCACTGAAATATGTGGATCAAAGTTGAGAGGTAATTTGGGAGTCATGACCCATCTCTACACTCCTCTCTCCTTTCTATTTTTAAGTGTAGAGAACAATAAATGTGTAGAAAGAAGGTTTTGGAAGATGTTGTTAACAAAAGAGGTAGAAGTAACTTGCCTGTCAAACAATAAGAAATACATTGAAAGTTTAGGTCATAAATGGGAATACAAAAAAGTCATTACAATTAATGTTCATAAATTATTAGATGGTAGTAATGCGCCAATCCAATGTTTATGCGATTATTGCTTAGAACAAGAGATAGAAACAGTTATATCTAAACCATATTATAGATATATAAATAGTCACAAGAATCAACCTATAATAAAAGACGCATGTGATAAATGCAAGCATAAGAAACAAGAAGAATTATGCTTAATTAAAAATGGAGTCAGATATAGTCCACAGATAAATGGCGTAGGTAGTAAAATTGCAGTCGCAAAAACTAAATATAACATTAATGGAATAGATGAAGAGTTCAATGAAAGAGATTTGGTATTATTAACTAAAACTTATAAAAATGCAGAATCATATATGGATTTCATTTGCAATAAACACATAGAGAAAGGTGTTCAGTCTATAAAATATGGAAATTTTAAATATAAAGATCAAGATTGTAAATATTGTTCTTGGGATAAATTAAGTAAAGATAAACGAAGAGATTTTAGTGAAGTTCAAGATTTATTCAAAGATAAAAAAGTAATTCTTTTATCAAAAGAAGAAGATTATATTAATAATCAATCACCATTGGAATATGAGTGTCCAATACATAAGGGAATAATTCAAACAAAAACATATGAGGCAATGCTTCATTCTTATGGTTGTAATCTATGTAGTTATGATATGCACAAAGGAGAAAATAATCCAATGTGGAAGGGTGGTTTCTCTGAAATAAATTCAATATTAAGAGACTCAATTACAGAATGGAAAAAAGAATCGATGATAGCGTCAAATTATAAATGTGTTGTAACAAATAAACGATTTGATATAATTCATCATTTATATGGATTTGATAAGATATTTAATGAGATATTTGATAACTTAAATATTGAAAAAAGAAGATTTATTAATGAATATTCGGATGAAGAATTAGTATTGATTAGAAATGAATGTAGTAGGTTACATAAAATTCATGGTGTCGGAGTTTGTTTGACTGGTGATATTCATGCACTTTTCCACAAAGTTTATGGGTATGGTGAAAATAACATAGAACAATTTAATGAGTTTAAGGAAAATTATATTGGTGGTAAATATAAGGATTTAGAAGAAGTTGGTTAGTAATTAATTTCTTCTTTAATTAAAAGAGGTGAGATCAATTCCAAGAGTTGGGAAAACAATAAAAGAACCAAGACTAAACATTCCTGAGAAAATATATTGTAGAGTATGTGAAGATTATAAAGCACCCTCCGCATTCTATGAGTGTACAAATCCTATGATTGATAAGAATGGCTATATGAGTGTGTGCCGAGACCACTGCAATGAGATATTTGACAACTATTTTTCTATCTATAATAGTTTAGAAGTTTCCTTAAAATTAACTTGTCAAGATTTAGATGTTAGATATAGCGAAGAATCTTTAAAACAAGCACAAACACATATGGAAAGTTTAATGACAAAAGGTAAAAATGCAACAAAATTATTTGGGTATTATAAAAGCAAACTCAGTTCAACAAATAAAAGTAATGAAAAAATGGAGTCGTTTAGATACAAAGATAGTAATTTTCTAAGGCAAGAAAATATTGATATTGTAAACGAAGAAGTAGATGACGATTTAGTGTTATTTTGGGGCAAAAGTTTCATAATTGATGATTATATTTTTCTAGAAGCAGAACTATCCGCATGGAAAGAAACTCATAAATGTGACAATCAAGCTGAAATAACTTTGTTAAGAGAAATATGTATTAAAATACTTGAAATTAGACAAGCAAGAGATAAAGGTGATGGCGTTGGAGGTCTTCAAAAAGAATTACAAGACTTGTTAAAAACAGCATCTCTCGACCCTGCAAAAGCCAATGCAGCGAGTGCAGGAAAATCGCACGATTGTTTTGGTAAATGGGTTAAAGATATTGAACAATTTAAACCTGCTGAATGGTTTGAAAATCAAGAAAAATACAAAGACATGGATGGATTTATTCCATATATTAAAAATTATATTGTTAGACCCATTGAAAATTTTATAACAGGAGTTAGAAATTTCGTTGTTGATGATAATATTGATGCTGATCTAGACAGTGTGGATGTCGGAAATAATGATGGTGATTATAATGGGTAGATCATACAGTAAATTTGAAAATAATTTTAGCAAATATTCTGGTCATAGCGATCAATCTAAAGCACCAAAAACAATGATCAAAGACAAAGAAATAAGTGAACAGCGACAAGATAATTTAATAGACTGGACAACATTTTATCGTAGAAATATACATCGCTTCATACAACATTATTTTGGAGTTCAGCTT